CATCAAACCTACTGGTTCCTGAACCAGATTCTTTATCAACCATAAATGCCGGTCGAGCATTATGGACATATTCTTTTCCCAAGATTCCACCATGCCACCATACATCAATTTGGCCTGACCAACATTGATCCCCGCCGCCAACCCTGATTGATACTGCCCACCGGCGCCTAGAAGATTTGAAGGGGTAATTAATTCCTGATCTGCTCTTGCCCTGTCCATAAAAAGATAGGCGTCCTGAATAACCTTAGGTGGTTCATCAACTTTTCTATGATAACTAGCGGGTACCACGGACGGCACTCCGGGAATATTTGACGGCTGGTAATCTTCGCCGGGTGGTTGCTCAAGTGTTTCTCTGCCGTAAACACCAAACTCCAATCCGGCCATAATAGCGGTCATTACGCGGGATACTGACTTGTATGAGTCCAGGGCAGGGGCCACCAGTCCGGTAAACCGCACGTCCCACTTGCAATCGCCATCATCTAATCCAAAACCGGTGTCTCCGATTAAATAAGGAATGAACCCATAAGGATTATATTTATGGTAGAACGGGTCTTTGTCTGTTCCTGCAAAGAAAGCCTTTTCAGTCGGCGTCCATAATTCCCACCAGTCAACCAAATCCCAATCTTGAAACGATTCCTGATTCCATTCTGGAAATTCCTTTTTGATATCTCCTGCCCGGCGTTGATATTCCTCAATCACAATAGTCGGATTTTCCGGGTTGTCAAATAAAACATGTTTGGGATTGGCGACGCGGGTGACAAACGGGAAAGACATATCCAAAGATTTCCGCCATTCTTTTACACGGTCTGCATAGTTCTCATCCTTCTCATCTTCCCATCGATTAGGGTCTAAACGTGGTACATATAGTGGTGTTTTAATAACATAAAATCCGTAAAGAAAACCATGCTTTGCGCATATCCTTCTCAAATTGGAATTAACCTTGTTGACGTGTTTAATAACAGAATCCCCGAAAGTAACAAAATTTGATGCCAGTCCTTTGGTGGCTTTTCTCTCATCGGGCAATGGGAGATTAACTTTCTCGCCCAACGCCATAAAGTGCGCCACCGCCGCGTCTACGTCTTTGCGGCACTTTGGAGTTACGTAAATCTGGACGTCGTTCGGCATGTTTTCAAACGTAATATGCTGATTGTAGAATTGAGACAACGTATCTATATTACGATGGAGTTCCCCGAAATCCATTTCCATCGTTGTCTTAAATTCATACATCTGTTTTGTATTAAGCATACATTCCTCGCTTCACCCTGCTCCCCACCATTGACTTATGCTTACGATTTATGATCGGGTGTGCATCTTTAAGCATTTGATTCGCAATCGCCAGACTCATAACCGTATCGTCATGTCCATGTGTCACCGTTACATGGCCAGAATCATCCCGCTGGAAGTTATACATTTCCTCAACTTGGGTTTTATACCGGGTAACTAATTCACCGTTGGAAAGGACAACTGAAAGATCGTAGAGCATAGTTTCTTTATTGAATCGTGAGTGTCCCTTCGCCCCGGAGGTAAACACCCCGACCTTTGTGCGTTTCTCGTCTGAATAAAATAAATTTGGATATCCCAATTCAACCAACTTCGAAATATATGCCTGCCCGATAGAGTTGGCTTCGGGGGCAAGCAAAGGATATTTGTATTCCTTGCAGAGTTCGCGTGTCATATATGCGAATATGTCCGGAGCTATTCGGTTAGAGTGGATAACAGCCGCCACTTCGGAAACCAAACCCTGCTTACCAACTATCGTAAGACACTGAGCATCTCCGCCAACGCCTTGAGAGGAATCTCCCCCAGCTACATATGATACCCCTGGCCTCCACCTCGAAAATATCTTTATGGCTCCGTTTTCTCTTTCTTCCAACGGGACCATCGAACCATCGATAAGCCTTTGTAAGACCGGCTTATCGAAGAAAGAACGTATTGAAATAGGACTCAGGGCTTCGGTCTCAGTCATCGGATAAAGTTTCTCAAATTTATATTCTAATCCAATAAAATCACGTGCTTGTTTTTGCAACCATTCGGGAGTTCGGTCAGGTCTAGCATCAGCGCCTATGAAAATGGGATGGAAATTATTTCTTCCTATTTTGGCATCTTTATATTTGGTAACAAAGAAACTTGTAGGATCAAATACATCATTAGGAGTAGACACCCCCACTAATTGTCCTTCAGCAGCGGCCATAGTAGGTTTGGCGTTGGAATAATCGTCCTCAGGATAATCGTGATAATCCCACTCATCAATGAAAACCAGCGATGCTGTACGGGAAATACCAGCTCTCTGAGTAGATGGAAGTGCAATCACACTGGAATGATTGTTAAACCCTAATTCACTTTTTGATTCCGTAACTACTTTTAGACCACCGAGTAACCATTGTGGCAGATTGCGCATGCCTGCATTGCACATATTTATGACAATTTGGGCTTCATCCTGTCCACTAGATATGACTAGTGAAGTAAAATAATCTTTTTTAATCATCCTCCAAAGAATATACAAACCCACGGTAGTTGAAACGCAGACTTTCTTAGATTTCAGGACGATTATTTCTTTATATTTTTGGAGATCATTAGCGAAGTTAACCAGATACGGCCACTTCTGATACTTTATCAGGGCTTCAGTTGACGGGTCTTCAACATAACAATAGTCTAGGAAATTATTGAAACTTTTATACGCCAGAATAGTCCGGTGTATCGCCTCGTCTTCGGTTATTTCTTCCGTTTCTTTCCCGCCTTATCCATCGCAATCGCAACCGCCTGCTTCTGCGGCCTGCCCGAGTTCCTTAACTCCCGGATATTTTCACTGATTACTTTCTGCGATTTACCTTTCTTTAACGGCATTTAACCCCTCCAAATCGGATATCTGTGAAACAAAAATATGCAGGTCTTAAACCATAAAGTTAACCAAAACATGTGAAGTTTACCTTTCCATGACGATGCATATTTCATAAATTCAGGAGTAATAAAATTCTTGATCACTATTTCCGATGGAGTAATTTCTATCATTTTTTCCTCTTCCCCCTTTACATAATCAAAAAGTTCAATTTTGGGTTCTAAAATTTTGGGAATCACTTAGTATATATATATAAGTATCTTTTATACTTTTACGTCTGACAGTATAAATGATCTCAACGCAGCGCAGGGCAAGGCAGAAGGGAGAGGGGGAGAGACTACACTGTATTACTTTGTTTTGTTTTGGAACTCATATTGAATGTGGCTAGGCTACCTGACTATATATCAGATGCCCTGGCATTACGATCAACTACCTGGTCTGGATCGTCTGTTACTGGCTGTGATTGCGAATCCATCATTGTTATAGGTTTCGAATCAGGTAATTGTAGTACTTGCGTTTCGGGCAACTCCGTGGCTTGGCCCTCAATGATCTCTCCATCTGCTAGTTGTTGCATCTCCTTGATAGCAGCTAGGGCGTGTTGCCGTACTCTCGCAGGAGAGATACTACCATCATCCTCAAGGTCACCCAGCGCAATCGCAGTTAGCTTGGGCCGTAGATACGGCATGATCTCAAGATATTTTTCGAGGGCTTGCACCAGTAGAAGCTTGTCGTTAGGTTGTCCTTCGGATAGTTTATATACTCTATCTAACAGATGCAGAGTACGAGTAACAAGCTTGTCAGAGTGTTTACGAAGTTTATTTTTGCCCTTGGTTGACGATAATTTAGCTATATTTGACATTTTAAAACGTAGTTAATAATTAATTTTAGGGCTATCATTTATACCTGTTAGTTTAACCATCGACCGCAATTTCCCCATTTTTGTATAATTCATCACAGATTGTCACCACAGTCCGTAGGCTAATCCCTAATTCATGAGAAATGTCTGAATAGTAAAGAGTTTGACCTTTGAGAAATAGTCCCTTGATCTCTTTTTTAGCATCTTCGTATGAAATGTCCCTCAAAACTATGATCTTTTCCTCAGACATATTTGATTCTACGGCAGAAAGTCTATTTTCTATATCTCTAAGTTTTTCTTGTAACATTTCATTCTCCGATATCAACCTAGTAATAGAAACACCTCGTGTGCTAAATAACGGAAGCCCTCTCTTAATGGTAGCATCACAAGAGAGACACTATATATAGAGTTTATATAAGTGCAGAAGACAACTAAACATAAGGTTATTACGGGGGCCCGAAGGCCCCCGCGTTTTGGGTAGGAGGAGGTACACCGGGTGAAGAAATAATTAGCGGTAGCGGGTAGGTGGCAGAGTGATCTATTGCGGCCGTCTTAAAAACGGTTGCCGGTATTAGTAGTACCGACCATCGGTTTGAATCCGATCCTACCCGCCACAATTTAATAAATGCCCTCGTAGTTGAATGGATACAACAGGTTTTTTGCGAAGACCACGTGGTGGTGCTTATACTATAATGAGTATCACATTTGAGGCACGTTGTCAAGTGCTACGAGTAATCGCTCTGAGCAATCTCCATACCTGGTACGTGCAAGACTTACGCTGCCAGCCGCTTATATATACTATCATTGCTCTAAGCTCGTCGGCCATGTGATCGTCGGTCATGCGGTTGTCTATCGCCACCTGGCCCGGCTCGTCGAACTCTATGCACAATCTATCAACTATATTACCCATGATGCCACAGAGCGCGATCCTGGCGTCAATCTCGGCTGCTATATCGCCTGCGGTTACATACTTAGCCTGATAATTATTAGATGGTGATCTGTACTCAGTGCCGGTATAACTCGACCTGTACGCCGTTATCCAACCATCAGCTACATATGTCCTGTATTTTTCGGGTTGTCCCGGCCAGTCTCCCTCACGCAATAGAACCATGTTCGGGAACAAGAAATTTTGAATCTGGGAACGTGAGAACGTGATCTGAGAGGGGCGGAACCAGACGGGCAATGACTCATTACGTATGGCTATCATCATTAATTATCATTATATATCATCCGCTAACAGTTTTCAACAATTTTTAACAATTTTTTTCTTAATTGATCGTAGTTGATCGTATTATGATCGTAAACTACCCTTGACACACTATACAATACATGTTAATCTATAGCTAATTAAGATTAAGGGAGAAAAGAAAATGAAACTCTTGGCTAAAATCAGAAAAGCAACCGCCACTAAAAAAACAGAAATTTGGCAGTCGCTTGATCTATCTAGCGTTGAACGCGACCAGTTAATCAGAGACATGGTTATGTCACTCCCTAAGGGTCACTATAAACTGCACGACAGGCAGTATGGTACAAACCTCATTGATACGATGTGGGAAATATACGGATGGATGCCGTCAATGCTCGTATCAGAATCTACGTTGCTTGGTTTACAGGCAGTGTATCCAGAGAAAATCTATGCCTCATTTACCCTAGGTTTAGACGCAATAGAAATAAAATAGAGCTTGCAGCCGAACACCGGCGAAGCAGAAGGAGAAGAGAAAATGGCAAGAATTTTGGATGATAATGAACTCAGGGAATGGGGAAACAGATTAACAGCCCCATGCGCCGATAAAACAGCATGGCTTAAACTCTCAATAGGTCAGGTTTTGGAAATGATGACAGATTCCGCTTCTACAAATGACGATCCGGGATCATATCGTCCTACATATGGTGATGCGAAACGAATGCGCGAATTAATGATCGCGGAATAAAACGCCTTCGGGCGTCAAGGATTAAATAAGGGAGGACACACGATAATAACAGGATGGAAAAAACTAACAAAAAAAGAGCGTGAACACCTGAGATTTGAAGCAAATATACACACTAATGCCGCCATGCAGTCACAGGTAGATTTTATGCTCAAGGAACGAGGCAAGGACTTGAAAGACAAACCGGGTTGTTGGGCTTGCTGGTGCATAGCCAAGAAACTCGGACTCGTGGAGGACAACAATGCATAAACGTAATCAACTGAAAAATAGACCGCCCTGTCCTGATTGCAAGAACCCGATGGGCAAGGCAGGTAAACGCTGGTCGGGCAGACATCAAGTGCAAAAATGGGTCTGCTCAAAATGTGGAAGATCAAAGACCACGAAAATTGAGAAGGAAGGTAAATAGATGAAAATCACACCGGAATCCCACAATGAGGTAACGATTGAATTGGAAAACAGCGACCAGATCACCATGAGGGAAAACGAAACCGGCGGAACTTATAGCCTGAGTTTCAATACACCGGGTCCCACCGAGATTGAAGTATCGGGGTTTAACACAAAAGCAGGCAAGTATCAGACTATATTTACCAGTCACGGGGCCAGAATAAATTTAAAGAGAGAGAAGAAGGAGAAATAAAGCTATGAAAGAACGTATATCAGATGCAATGTTTGTAAAAGAAATGTCAATTTTATGGCAGAACTTATTACCTAACCAACGGCGAACACTCGGCAACTTAATTCGCAATTATTTTGATTGTGGGACTGAACGTAGCGACAAGATAATCCAGCGTATGCAAGAACGGATTGACGACGAGGTAACAGAATAAATGATGTATAACCAAATAAAAAAGCCCGCCGCCAGCCTTGCCAGACCAGAGACGAGCCTGCTTACTATAGCAGGACGCAACAATAATAACAATATCCCTAACTCTTTAAGAGCGATGGAAGCCAAAGGGGAAACCTGTACCATCAAGGTGAGTTGTTATCGATGGGCGACCTGTAAGTTTTCTAACCGGCACTCTTGTCCTGCGTTTCTTAGAGGACATCAAGAACTGCAAGCCAGAGAAAGATAACAATCCTTTTTCATTATCTCCTCTACGCCCCCGGTAAACCGCCGGGGGCTTTATTTTATATCAACATTGATGAATTAATCTTTCGCTCTACTGTGCAAATAGTATCGTTATGCATCCGACCGTGACAAACTAAGAGGATTTCTTCTATTTTAAATCCGTGCGTTTTCCCCATGCCTATGCTATTCCATCCGAAACTAAGAGCACATCCACCAGGAATGATTATATTTTCAATAACCCCTCTCAGATCACCATAAAAATTTGTAGCGTGTCTCGAAGTTATTTCTCCTGTCCCAATTTCGGAATAGCACTCTTTCATCTGTTGATACGAATATGGCGGATCAAATAAAACACCCCGATATTTGCCCTGTAGTTGTTTCAGGAAGTCCAGCGCGTCCAGGTGGAACTTAGCGGGACTATCAGGGTTTAAATCGTTAGTTATCTCAGCAGGGCTTGTCATACCAGCAAACGGATCAATCCAACCCTTGCCATTGCCAACATATCGAGCTACCAATTCGGCAATGGGCGGTATTTGAAATGTCCACCGATTCGGCATCGCCCACACCCTGTTTATTACCATTTTATCCGTAGTTCTCCGCTCCGTATTTAACATTGAACATTAATCTCTATTCTCGGCGGCGTTCCGTATGCTTTGCTGGCGACTAGGTTAACGATCTGGCTATCATCTGCCCAAAGATACTTATTACAGGCATCAAGTACCAACTTGACATAGTTATCTATATCAGGACGTGTTACCGGGTACTGGCGCTTCTTGGATATGCTCGGCGGCCGGGAGATATAAAAATCCAGCGTCAATGACAAGGGCGTACCGGCATCAAAATACTGT